GCCAGAAAGGTCATTCCATTTATTCAACCAGAATACTACGAACAAAGAACAGAAAAAATAGTCTTTGAGGAAATTGTTAAGTTTATTGTTAAGTACGGATCTTCAATTACCATAGAGGCACTTAATATTGAGATTGATAATCGTAGAGATTTAACTGAATCTGAAAATAAGGAAATCGCAGAATTACTTTCCAAACTTAATGATGCTCCAGTTGATAAACAGTGGATTCTTGATACTACCGAAAAGTGGTGTCGTGACAGAGCAATTTATCTGGCACTTATGGAATCCATTCATATTGCCGATGGAAAGGATGAAAAGAAGAATCGTGATGCCATTCCAAGCATTCTTTCGGATGCCCTAGCAGTATCTTTTGATAATAATATAGGACACGATTACCTTCAAAATTATGAGGAACGTTATGAATTTTATCACCGTAAAGAAGATAAAATCGAATTTGATTTGGAATATTTCAACAAAATCACTAAAGGTGGTTTACCTAACAAGACTCTCAATATTGCTCTCGCTGGAACAGGTGTTGGGAAATCGCTATTCATGTGCCACGTGGCTAGCTCCGCCCTGCTACAGGGTAGGAACGTGCTCTACATCACTCTTGAAATGGCGGAAGAAAGAATTGCAGAAAGAATTGATGCAAACCTTCTCAATGTCCCGATTCAGCAATTGGTTGATTTGCCACGTTCATCGTTTGAGAAAAAAGTAAATAGTATTGCCAAGAAGACTCAAGGTACTTTAGTCATTAAAGAATATCCTACTGCTTCGGCACACTCAGGGCATTTTAAGGCACTTCTAAATGAGTTGGCACTTAAGAAATCATTTAGACCAGATATTATTTTTATTGACTACTTAAATATTTGTGCTTCTTCCAGATTTAAAGGTGGAAGTAATGTCAATTCCTATACTTTGGTTAAGTCGATTGCAGAAGAACTTCGTGGTCTTGCCGTAGAGTTTAATGTTCCCATCGTGAGTGCCACTCAGACCACTCGTAGTGGTTATGGGAACTCTGATGTTGAACTTACTGATACTAGTGAGTCCTTCGGTCTTCCTGCCACTGCTGACCTGATGTTTGCTCTGATTGGTACGGAGGAACTTGAGGAGTTGGGTCAGATTATGGTGAAGCAATTGAAGAATCGTTATAATGACCCAACAATCTTTAAGCGTTTTGTTGTTGGTATTGACCGTGCCAAGATGAGACTTTATGATGTGGAGCAATCGGCACAAAAAGATATACTTGACTCTGGACAAAAAGAGGAGTATAATTACGAAGATAGTAAACCAAAAAAATCATTTGAGGGATTTAAATTTTCATGACACAACGAGTTGATTTCGATAAATATCAAAACTTTGTAGATGCCGTAACTTCTGATGCATCCAAAGATTTCCTTGCTCTTTCTGACCGTATGGTTCAGTTGGATGAGAAAGGTGCTAATATTGAACGTCTTCTGACTGCCGCTGTTGGTATTAATGCCGAAGGTGGCGAGTTTTTGGAGATTGTGAAGAAGATGGTATTTCAGGGCAAATCTTGGAATGATGAGACCCGTACTCACCTGATTAAAGAACTTGGTGATACTATGTGGTATGTTGCACAGGCGTGTATTGCTCTGGACGTTTCTTTTGATGAAGTGATTCAAACTAATATTGACAAACTGATGAAGCGTTATCCTGACGGTTTCTTTGATGTATACTATAGTGAAAATCGTGAAGAGGGAGACATCTGATGACTAAATCTGTATCTATTAAAATGGATGTGCGTTGTGCCGCTGCCGTTCGTCAAATTCTTTTTGAGAATCAAAAAGGTTATACCTATGATGAGGTTTCTGTTCCTCCTCGCATTTCTGATATTCGTTCTGTAATTATGGACCTTGATGAAAAGATTGGTGCTATTGTAGAATGATTATATGACCGGTGCTTTGTAAGCATTTATTAGGAGAATGAATTTTATATTCTCCATAAGCCCAAGTGGTGAAATTGGTATACACGCATGACTTAGGATCATGTGCTTCGGCGTGGAGGTTCGAGTCCTCTCTTGGGCACTAAATAAAAATAAAATAAAAGAGCAATGACAGACTCTGAAATATTATTGGCAGTAAATTCTGTATTGTCTGGATATGAAACTAAGGTAATTAAAACTGGACCAAAAGTAGATAAGATTAGAATAATTTCTGCACAAAGAGCAGAAGATCAGGATAATATTTCAAAACAGTTAAAAGTAAGAAGAGTTAACTTTAAAAATGAAATTGATAAAAGTGAGTCGTCATTTCCAGTAACTAAAATTGTTTTACCTAAATCAAATTCTGTAATAAAATTAATATACAAAAAGTCTGGAGGTGGTGGATCTGGCGCAGGAGCTGCTCTTACGAAATTGTCAGAATCTGCTCAGGCATTATATGCTGCGGTAGTATTTAATGTCTTGAGAAGAGAAATGACAATTCTTGATGTTACTAAAGATAATTTTATAAAGGCATCATCTACATCGTTTATTGATTCATCTGTTCAGAGTATAATTAATGATCTTCCTGATGATTGGATAAATTCATCTATTCTGGGGGCAAATGCTCTATATAGATATTTTAACGGTAAAGGAAAGTTCACTTTTCATAGGGGTTCTAGTGAAGTTTCTTTGATTGAATCTGCCTTTAGTAGAATTAATAAAGATGAAAAGGCATTTGGTAATTTAAATAAATGGAGCCCGGCAGACATTTATATGATAAGTAATGGCGTCAATCTAGGAAAATTAAGTCAGGAAAGATCTTTAAGAGGTTTAAATGCTCAGATGTATGAGTATATTAAAAATAATCAGGTTATTGGAGTATCTCTTAAAAAAATGTACGGTAGCGGAAAAATATCAAAGAAAAATTTTCCTTCAGATACTAAGGTAAATAGCGCAAAATTTTATGGGACAACTAGTAATGTAGATTCTATGGATGGGTATATTCGGTGGGGATCTCTCAATAATGAAAAGATACAGTTTAGAAGTTTTGGAGGTGAGACATCCTTGACAGGTTGGCAGGGAGAAATTAAAGGTGCATCTGCTAATCAAGGAAAAATTTCTCTTGGTCCAATTAATTTTATTTTAAGAAGACATGGTTTATCTCAAATTCCATCTTCTACAGAGTCTGCGTCACTTGCCACAAAAAATACTATTGAGCATTGTATGAATATATCCCAGTTAATGGCATCGGATGGAATAATTAAACCACAACAAATTGAAGATATTGCAAATCTTATACAAAAAAAATCAAATAAGTATAGATATTCAAAATATCTTGTTATGAAGTTGTTTCAAATAATTAATTCAATATCTGGGGAAATGCGAGATAGTGTAGTTCAAGATTTTTATTTGTATGCAAGTTCTCAAGCAACTTATTCTGCTCCATATTATAAACTTGAGTGAAATAGAACTAGTTTAATATGAAAGACCTCCAATTATTTCTGAATAATATTCTTGATATTTTTACCACAAAAAAATCAAACCAGAATGATGTCTTTAATGATTTTATCAAGTATTTCTACTTTACTCTTGATAAAGAAATTAAGTCCAATAAATCAGATTTGTTAAAGAATAAATATATAAAGATTAGGAAAAATGGTTTAAACTATATTATTGCAAACAAGACAGCAATAATGGCGAATATTTGTAAGAAAAAAATTAAGTAAGTAATGAAAAGTTTCCTCCAATTTATATCAGAAGCATCAGATGCCGCCACCCAGGCTCAGCGTCTTGGGTTGCAGGGAAATGGGCACGGAGATTGGTATGATAGAGCAACGGGAGAGTTTGTTGCCAAGACCGAAGGTGGGAAACTTAAATTTTATAATAAGAGACAAAGAGTAGGAAAAGACCCGGTTCAAACTCCACACGAAAAGGATGTTCCTTCTCCAAGTTATAATGACCCAAATGCCCAACAACCCCCTCAACAGCAGCAAGAACCTGCGCCAGAACAGCAACCAGTAGCACAGGAACCACAACAACCGGCGGCAACTCCTCCACCAGTTCCTAAGACGAAAGGAACTCTTACGGTTGCTTTCGGTCGTTTCAATCCACCCACAATCGGGCACCAGCAACTGATGGATACTGCTGCCGCTTCATCGCAGGCAGATGGTGGAGACTATTTAATCTATCCGTCCAGAAGTCAGGATAAGAAAAAGAATCCACTGGACCCTGATACGAAGATTTCATATATGAGACAGATGTTCCCTGCTCATAGTGAAAGAATTGTAAACGATGCTGCTAATAAGACTATTTTTGATGTTCTTAAGAAGGCACATAACGATGGATATACAAACGTTAGAATCGTAGGTGGTTCTGATAGAGTCAAGGAGTTTGAGAAACTATCCAATAATTACAACGGTCAGTTATATGCTTTTGATGCTATTGAAGTAGTTTCTTCTGGTGATAGAGACCCTGATGCAAAAGGTGTGGAAGGTATGTCCGCATCCAGAATGAGACTTGCCGCTGCCGAAGGAGATTTCCGTAAGTTTAGAGAGGGTCTTCCTCCCGATATGAAGCGTAAATCGGCACAAGAATTATTTGATTCTGTAAGAGCATCTATGGGTATTAATGAGAACTGGAATCTCTGGGAAATTGCTCCTAAGTTTGATTACCAGACTCTTCGTGAGAATTATATTTGTGAAAAAATATTTCAAATCGGGCAGTTGGTGGAGAATCTAAACACCGGACTAGTTGGGAGAATCTTACGTCGCGGAACTAACTATCTAATTTGTGTAACCGAATCGGGTATGATGTTTAAGTCCTGGATTAAGGATGTAATGGAGACGAGAAAATATACCGAAGTTCAGATGGATAGAAAAATGAGAGAACCAGGAAAACCAAATACTTTAGTTGGAACATCTGGATTCTATAAGTATGTTGCGGATATGACACCACAAGGAGATGAGGCAAATCTACAATACGGAGCAAAACCCTATCGTGGTTATAAAGCATCCAATATCAGGGAGTTTATAAATAAGTATAGAAAATAGTAAAGTAGTAAAGTCTTAATATGAAAAATCATATTGCCGAAGAATTGCCAGCGAGAAAACACGCTCCTGCCGCTGCTGGTGCTGCTCCTACTGATAAGGGAGACAAAAAGGAAGATAGTGGAAAGTCTCCAGAGCAAAAGGCAAAGCAGGCAGTATATGATATTCGTTACAGAGCAAGAAGAGAAGAGATTCCACTTCGTCAGGCATTTTCACAATATATG